AGCTTGGGTGCACCCGACAGACCTGTGCACCTGCTCATGGATCGCGCTTACGAGGGCAATGAGACACGACAGTTGGCGCTCGATCTGGGCTTCATCCCCGTCGTGCCGCCGCTGAAGACTCGGCTCGAGCCGTGGGAGTACGACCGCGAGATGTACAAACGCCGCAACGAGGTGGAGCGACTGTTCCGACGCCTGAAGGGCTATCGCCGCATCTTCTCTCGCTTCGAGAAACTCGACGTGATGTTCGTCGGCTTCATTAGCTTCGCGCTGATCGCCGACGGACTTCGTTTGTATTAACAGGCCCTAGCCCGCGCTACCGCTCTCCAGCAGCTTGCGCATCGGTGCCGGCAACCCCAGGCGGCCCCACTCTTCGGCATCCACCCAGCGCGCGGCATCGCCCTGCGGCTGGCTGCCTTGGAGCATCACCGGGTGAAGGTGCAGGTCCTTGTGGGTCAGCACATGCACGAAGGGCGGCAGATCCTGTGCGTCGGCCAGCGCCGCCGGCGGCAGCGCGGCCAGCAGGTCTTCGCGGCTCTCGAACACGGGCAGGCAGTAGAGCCCGGCCCAGATGCCCTTTGCCGGCCGTTTTTCCAGCCAGACACGGCCTTGCGCGTCGCGCGCGAGCAGCGCCCAGAGCGACTGCGCGCTGCGCTTCAGCTTGCGGGTCTTGACGGGATAGCGTTCCGGCTGGCCCTCGCGCAGCCCCACGCATGTCTTGTCCAGCGGGCAGATCATGCAGCTCGGCTTGCGCGGCAGGCAGACCGTGGCGCCCAGGTCCATCACTCCTTGCGTGTAGCTCGCGATGGCTTCTTTCTGCTCGGCCGGCGGAAGCAGCTGCGTGGCCCGGTCCCACAGCGCGCGCTCCTGTGCCGATGAAGACATGTCGCCGCCAAAGCCGAGGACGCGCGTCAGCACGCGCTTGACGTTGCCGTCGAGAATTGCGACCCGCTCTCCGAAGCAGAAGGCCGCGATCGCCGCGGAGGTGGAACGGCCGATGCCGGGCAAAGTCTCGAGCTCGGCGGCCGTGCGCGGAAATTCGCCGCCGAAGCGCGCCACCACCTCCTGCGCGCAGCGGTGCATGTTGCGGGCGCGGCTGTAGTAGCCCAGGCCGCTCCAGAGCCCGAAGACCTCGTCCTCGGTGCCGTCGGCCAGCGCCCGCACGGTCGGAAAGCGTTCGAGAAAGCGCGCAAAGTACCCGAGCACGGTCGAGACCTGCGTCTGCTGGAGCATGACCAGGGGGGGGATGTTTGAATTGATCCAGAGTAAAAGGGCCGAAAAAAGAGAAAAAGCGGCCTGAAATCAAAGAGTTACGGCGGATCGAGGGTTTCGGCTCCGAACGTTTACTTTGATCCAGCGAGTGACCAAAGCGCGGCGCGATTTGCCCGAAAAATGCCCGCCGCCCGTCCAAACCCCCACCACCTCATCACCACAAAGCGCCCGAAACGGCGCGCTCAGTCGGTGGCCGGCGCAGCCTTCGGTGGTGGGCGCAGCGATCCGACCAGCAAATCGTATGCGGCGGCATCGCCAAGGGCTGCGGGGGTGGCAGTCCCGAGATCGACAACCTGTGCGGCCGGCCCGAACTTGCTTTGCTGATCGAGCCTGATCGTAGCGACGGGTAGCGCGTCGTCAATCGCCCCTTGAGGCACAACCAGCAGCGAGCCCGAGACCCTGTGCCGGAGCACCGCTTGATAGTTGCGCAGGTTCTCGGGCAGCGCATCGATCCACGACACGGGCCAGGGCGTCGATACGCCCAGCGCCCGCACATCGGCCACGGTCACGGCGGTAGACGACAGCGCGAGGTTCGGCGCGGTCTGGGAAAGGGCGTTGAGCGTGGCGCTGTCGAGAAAGCCGACGATGGCAGGTTCGGGAACAGCCTTCACACCCTCTTTCAAGGGCGTTCGAAGCGCCTTGAAGTTGTCCGTGATGACCTTTTCAAAGGCCGGCGTGATGGTCTTGTCCACCACGATGCCCTGCAGCTCGCGCGGCAGGCGCGCCAACTTCTGCCCAAGGGCGGCTTCCGGAGCGAGCCATGCCTGCCCGACGTTGTGATCCCAGCCAGGATCGATGCCCACGGGCACGCGATCCTTGATTTCGCCCTCGCGCGTGATCACTTCGCGGGTCTTCATCTCGAAGGGTGGCGATACCGACAGGTCTTTGCTGGTCAAGTCGGCCTGGCTGTAGGCGCGCACGGTGCAGCGGCATCCCCAGCCGTTCGACGGATAGTGGGTCTGCCAAAACGCATCGTCCACGGGGTAGATCAAGCCATTCCACTGACGATGCTGCGGGCGCACGCGGGCATCACCAGCCGTGCGGTACTGCAGATAAGGCCGGCGATCCTTGCCGGCCTGCAGTTGCTTCCACCGTCCAGCCATGCGCGCCGATCGCATGTTCGTGTCGAAGATCACCGAGGTGCGCCAACCCCGTTTGCCCCTGTACTGCCACCCGTGCTCCTGCACCGCCTTGTCGAAATCCTTGCGGAAGTCGGTGATGGTGGTTCCGTTCTCGATGGCCGAGGTGATCGAGCGGTGTAGGTCGCGCACGAGGTCGGTCTTCGTGGCACCGGCTACTGTGAAGACCTTCCCGTGCACCGGTCCGGCCAGATCGTCCCACGCTTGACTCGTCTCGGGCAGTTTGCCCTTGAGGTAGTCGATGGCCTCGCCGAACTTGACGCCAAATCCCCCAACGGCCAGCGGATCAGCCATGCGGCCCCTCCGTCGCCAAGGTCTCGGCCTCGTAGATGTTGAGGTGCAGGCCGCGCGCAAGCTGCGCTTCGATCACCGCGCCCTTCGAGGCGCCCCAGCCCGGCAGCAGCGCCACGGCATCGCACGTCACGAGCTGGGCGATGGCCATCCGCATATAGCCGCGCCAAGACTTGCAGGCCGGTTCCGGGTTCTCGGCCGGATTCTCCACATGGTGGCCGAGGGCGCGAAGGCGGGCCGCCATGGCGTTGAACGCCGGATAGTTGCTCTCAGGAAGACCAGTCATCGGCCCTGCGATGTAGACGCGCAACGCCTTCATGCGTCACATCCTTCCGCCGCCCGGAGATGAGCGCGAATTTCCATCCACAGCCGCCCGAGCATGTTCTTGCCATCTCGATTCGGACCCCAGCCCCAGTAGTCATCGCGCCACGAGTTCTCAACCAGCTCGCGATCGCCGGTTGCCAGCAGCTTGCGGCGCACGTACTCGTGCTGAGCCACTTTCGCGCGCAGGATGTTGCACATGATTTCGACCTTCACATCGTCCCAGTCGGGACGGCGCAGTGCCCTGTTTTGCTCGGCGATCTTGAAGGCTTCGTGAGCCGATGGCGCCTCGATGATCTGGAGAGCAATCGCGTTCCGCACTGGGTCACCATCTTCTGAGGCGAACTTTTCCCAGTGGTATGCCGCTTCCGAGGTGTCGAAATTGATGCCTTCCCACAGTAGCCTGAAGCTGCTGAAGTTCGACAGAACGTAGAAGTCCTGCTCGTAGAAACATACCCGCGAGGCGTTATCCAAGCCGTGATGCTCGGCGGCTGTCTCTGGCTGCGGCTGAGTGGACCGCGAGTAGCGGATTCCCATCAGTGCTGCACGCGCTATGCGGCCAGCGACGGGACCGTAGCTATCGAGCGCGGCGATCTGGTCCAGAGCGTTGCGCAAGAACGTCTCCGCATCGCTCGGCTCTGCTGGCAAGCGCCTGATTGCCTCGGCGATCAGGCCTCTATCGACGGAAAGATCGCTTGGCGCGAAATGACGCCGGGCAAAGTCTTCAAGCCGCTTCCGCAGCTCGGCGATTGTGAAGGGGCGGGTGATCAGCATTGCGCCGCTCTACTCTGCTGCGATCTCGGCGCCAACAAGGCCCAAAGCGAGCGATCCGTGCTCGCCGTAGGACTTGAGGGTGTGCCTGATCTCGGCCGCGCACGCCTCCACCAGCGTTCGATCTTCAGGCGGCATCTGTGCGATCGCGCCCAAGATCAAGAGGTGGGTGGCCGTATCGGCGTCCATGTTGCTTCAGATCGCCGGTTGGGCCACAGCGCGGACCAGCGCCATGATGCCGGTTTGAATGTCGGTCTTGCCGATCGCGGCCCAGCGCTGCGGCTCGGCGGCCTGGAAACGGCGCAGTTCGACGCATTCCGGCGTGCGTTCATCCTCGGGGGCGTGCTTCGATGCCTTGGCGGTGGCCGCCTTTACTTCGGCGTCGGTGCTCAGCCGGCCTGCAAGCTCCGTTTGAAGGGCGAGCAGCTCGGCGCCCTTCGCCTTGATGCGGTTCATCAGGTCGATCTCTTCTTTCGAGAGGTCGCGATAGCCCTTGATAAGGGTGTGCTGGTCTTTCATGCTGGGCCTCGATGATCAAAACCTCATCGTCTCGCCCAGCAGTCACGGCGTCATGGTGAAGCGTTTCACCGACTGGCGGTTATCGTTAGGCCCCTTCAACAACCCGAGGTGATGGCAAATGAAAGTTGATTCGTATCAGAGCAAGGCGAAGAGCGCGGGCGCAGATCATGTCTCTGTGCTGGTGAAAAGCGGCGAGCCCGTCGACACTCTCCCTCCCGAGGTCAAAGACGCCGTCGGTACTCTTGAGCTGTGGAAGACCCTGGACCTGGACGTGAAGGAGCCCCGTGTCGGTCTCGATGTGACGGCGGCAATCGCTGATATCGAGAAACAGGGTTACCACGTCAGTCGCGTGCAAGTCACAACGACGGTCAAGGACGTTCCTCGCCCGCCCGAAAAGCGGGCGTAACCCCGAGGCGGCGCTCATCAGGTTCGAAGCGCCGCCTCCATCAACGGCGCGGCGTCCAACCACTGCGATCGCGCGCCCTTGAGGGGCTGCAGCCCCCGAAACTCCGCTGGACGCAGCACTACGGACTCGGGGAACGGCCAGTCCTCACGGTTGATGATCAGATGCACGCGAAGCCGGGGCGCACCACGCACAGCCACGGCACTGAATCCCTCGAAGGTGTACCTGCAGCCGTGCAACTCGCCGCCTTCGATCAGGCCCTGCCGGGCCAGTTTGGTAGTACGTTTCGGCGAGCCCTTGAGCCGAAAGCTCATGCCGCCCGGGTTGCGGCGCCAGCAAGGAAGCCGTAGCTCAAGGCGCGTTCCAGCACCTCGCGCAGGGCGTCGTCGTCCATTTCACCGACCAGATCGGCGAGCCCATCGCGGAAGTCGGTCAGCGACTTGCCGTCTTGCTCGTACTTGACCAGCATGCGATATACCGGCTCGATCATCTTGTCTTCGATGGCCTGATCGGCAGCATCGGCCGCGAGCTGCACCGCTTCATCCTCTGTCATGCCTGCGGCCTTCGCGAACTCGAAGCCAGGCAGCGCCGAGAAATCGACTTCCTCGGGCGGAGTGGCCTCGACGCTGGGCGCCGCGCCCTTGCGGGTAGGCAGGAGCGCGTCGTCGTCATCCTCTGCCACGGGAATGTCCAGCTCTTCGAGCATCGCGGACTTGCTGGGCCGCGCGCCCATGTCGGCCGCCATCTTGTAGGTCTCGGCGCGTGCCTTGCCCGCCACTTGACGCTTGTAGAACTCCAGCTTGGGCGGCGCTACGCCGTCGCCGAAGTTGAACAGCGTGATCCACTTGAAGATGTGGCCCATGCCTGCAGCGCCGATGTCACGGTCGGAGTCGTGAACTTCGTCCTGCCGCTCCTTGGCCGTCTCTGCCGCCGCACGGGAGCCGACTTCCATCGCCTCACCCACCATGGCCTGGCTGGTCATGGCCTTGCTCATTTCGCGATTCGCAAGAATGATCAGCCGCTCTTGCGGCAGATCGCCGCCGCCGCCCTTCGGTGAGAGCAGCTCCACGCCATTGCCGTCCTGCGTGACCAAGTAGGCCGACTCGATCATCTCGGCAAGCGCTTGATCGAGCTTGTTGATGTCCTGTTCGCTCGACCCTTGCGGATAGCGGGCTACGGGCCACGGCAGGCCGTGGCGCTCGCAATACTTCACGAGGTAGCGCCACCCGCCCGTCTTGTACAGCCACGGGTAGTAGCACGAGCTGAACAGCGCGATCCCGTAGGGGTTGTCATAGGTCGGCATGTTCCGCGAGATCACGAATTGATAGGGCTCGACCGGCGCACCCATCAGGTTGCCGCGACTGATCAGCAGCGGATCGGATTCGGGGCTGAAGACGAATCGGCGGTTCGGCCGGTCGATGACCTCGGCCGGCAGGAACTTGCCATCGACCATGCTCCAGACCACCTCGTGCGCCCGGTAGCCAGTGAAGATGGATGCGCTCATCTGCCACATCACCTCCAGCCAGTCGGAAAGCTTGTTCGGTGGCGCGCTACGCATCCACTGCTCGCACAGGTCGCGCGCGGCCATGCTCTTTGCGTCGCCTTCCTCGCCCGCAACGATGCGGTACTCGTGGGAGCGGAACGAGCCGCGGATTGAGCGCAGCTCGCCCATCACATGCGCGTCGGCCATGATCGACGCATAGACCAGCTCGGCGCGCCCGATCTGGCGCAGGATCGGGTCCGGGTTGGGCATGCCGAAGAGCCTGCCGAGGAAGTTCTGCGGGTCGCTTTCCGAAGAGGCGACCGGCTTGTTGAGCCAACCTCGGATGCCTTGCACCAAGCCACGAATAGCGTTCATTTTCTTTTCCCAAGTCGAATAGTGGGGATGCCGCCCGCGCGCGATACGGCGATCATCCAGAGCATGTGCAGGGCATCGGGGCCGTCGTCGTGATCTGCCTCGGGCCAGTGGCGGAGCTGGCTGTTCAGCACCGTGTGGGCCTGGCGGAAGCGGATCAGGCCGTTGGCAACGTGGGGACTCATCGACTCGATGCGCAGGTCCTTGTCGCCGTGCGGAATCAGCGGCACTGCCGGCACCGGAACGCCGGCTGCGGCCGAACGCTTCACCAGCTCGGTGCGCATGAACTCCTGGAACTGGACGCTTTCGAAGCCCCAGACGATCGCCAGGTACTCGCGCTGCAAACTGATGATGTCGCTGATCTGCTTATCGGGCACGCGGCGCGCGACGATCGCTTCGACCACGTCGAGCACGCCGTGCTCGCGGTCGAAGCCACCCACGAGCGAGGCAGAGGGATCGCGCCCTTTGTTGTTCTTGCCCAGGCTGGGATCGTGTGCGCCATAGAACACCCAGTTGCGACAGGGTTCTACCCAGAACTGCAGCAGCTGGAAGAACGATCCTTCGCTGTTGGTCGGATCGTTCTGATATTCGCAGTCGAAAGCGTGATGGTCACCCGCGCGAATCTGCATCAGCTTGAGCAGCGGGCGCATGCCGGGCCAGCTCACGATGGCGCCTTGATCCATCTCGGCCTTGTTCTCGCGGTAGAAAGCATCGGCCTTCGACTCTTCGAGCTCGACATCGGCCGACTCTTCGTCATTCTGATTGACGTACAGCTCTTCCCACTTCTGCCACAGGTTCATGTTGTCGGGCCACTGGATGATGGCCCGGAATTTCCTGCGGGTGCGCCACTGCGGATTGCTGTGCAGACGGTTCGCCACCGAGTCGTAGGCCAGGATCGTGTTCAGGTAGAGCACGTCCATCGAGCCATCAGGCGGGCCGAGAGGCAGGACCACCTTCTTCACCCAGGCTTCCACCTTGTCGCGCTGTTCCTTGCTGCGCACGTTCTCGTCGTTCTCGATGTCATCGAGAAACACCATGTCTGGGCGGTACGGGCCATGGCGCAGACCGCGCATGCGGGTGCCCGAGCCGAAGGCCTGCACCTTGATGTTGTTGCGCGTGACGATCACGCCGGCATTCCAGACGCGGCCCGGCCCGCACACGTCGGGATAGTCCATCTGCAGCCGGGGGTTGCTCTCCAGCTCGACCTTCACCGCCTCGAGCATGGTGGCGGCCTGGCCGAGCGCATCCATGACGATCGGGATGAATCGCTTGCGGCCGGTCATGATCAGCCACAGCGAGCCAAGCTGAGTACCCAGCGTGGACTTCGCCTCGCCACGCGGCGCCGAGACGTTCATGAGCTGGCCGGTCGGCATGTCCACCAGCTTCGGAAAGGCGCTGTACAGCCACTCGTGAAACACCGACAAGGCAGGCTTCACGTAGTGGGGAAAGTAGACGCGGCAGAACTCCTGGAAGTCGTTCCGCGTGCGGGCGATGCGCGTCAGGCGCTGCACTGGATCGGTCGAGAAGCCATCGCACTCCGCCTCCACAAGGCGGCGTTGCTCTTCCGCATAGGCGCTCAGTTCCTGCAGGAACTCCTTGTCCTTCAGCAGGCGCAGCTTCTTCGCCATCAGGCACCGCTCCCGAACTCGCGCACGAACGCGTCGCCGGCCGCCTCGGTCACCTCGATGAAGCTGGCGCGCAGCTTGGGGAAGTGCTCGGCGATAAAGCCGTTGAAGAACTTCAGCACGTCCATGGCCACGGCGAGGCGATTGGCGTTTGGCATGGCCCGACTGGCGGCACTGATCGCCTTGTTGTAGCCGTCCATCATTCGCACCATGATGTCGGCGCGCTTGTCGGCAGGCATCTTCGGATCGGCCTTGATGGCTTCAAGGGTGGCGAGGAACTGCTCGGCCAGCTCGCCGAGCACCTCGTTCGCCATTTCCTCGACGCCGCTCTTCGTCATGCGGCGCGCGTTCTTCGCGATGTCCCAATCGTTGCCTGCCTCCGCGTCCAGCCGCTTCCAGTTGCGCGCGGTGTTGTACGGCACCTTCAGGGCGGCCGCAGCAGTCGCCAGCGGTGCGCCCTGGATGTACTTGGCGCGCACCTTGTTGCGGGTGGATTTGTCGTAGGCCATGCTGCTCAGCGGCTCGCGAAGAACTTAAGGGCTTCCATCGCCGCCGCGACGATCGCGCCCGAGAATGCGCCGCCCCCGGCCGCCTTCAACGCCGTGCCGCGCTCGTTGTTCTCGATCTTGTCCACCCGCGCCTCGACGCCGCCAATGCGCCCCTCTACTGCGTGGCGGAAATCATTGATGCGCTGATGCGTCGAATCGTGGTTCTGCTGCATCAGCTGGGTCAGGGCAGTGAGCTGGCCCTGCACCTGAGAAAGCTGCACCAGCACCTGCGTGTCGTCGTTCATTTGCAAATCCGTTCAAAGATGGTTTGGCAGGCAATACAGCGAATTGCGCTCGGCGCTGCCACGCGCCTTGCCGGGGGGATGTCTTCGCCACAGTCTTTGCAGTCGTCGCGGCCTGGGCCGCCTTGCGCTCTCGCACGGAACAGGCGCAACGCTTCGTCGCGGCGCGCCTGTTCCAGATCGCTCGCTTGCTCTAGAAACTTTTCGTCCAAGGCTCACACCCCTGAGTCGGCATCTGCAGATGCGCCAACAGGCGGCACATCTGCGAGGCCAGGTTGTGATACGCCTTCGCCACCTCGCGGTGGTTGGACTCCAGCTCCTGAATCTCCCCCGTGGCCGGCTGCGGCAGGGGCCGAGGCGGCACGATCAGATTCGCTTGAGGGTTCACCTCGATCGGGTCCGGGTCCGGCATTGGCAGCACGCCAGATGCGCAGGCGGTCATCAGGCAGCACGTAGCTATCGTGAGCAGCAGTCGGCGCATCGTTGGCCTCCTTGTCCAGTCGTTGAAAAAGCGCGTCGAGGGCGGCGCGGTCTTGCTCGCGCGCGGCGCCTGTGTGTGCAGCTCGGGCGAGATCGGTGCGGGTCTTGGCCTTTTGCTTCTTCTCGGCCTTGGTGTTGGCCTTGACCGTGTCGGTCAGGGTCTCGGTGCGCTCGGCACTGCCGCCCCATTGGTAGATGGCGATGCCGAGGGCGGCGGCCAATGCCAAGATGACGGCCGCGATGGTCAGCTTGATGGTCATGGGCAGCTCCCTCGGCCCCAGGTGCTGTAGAGCGGCTGGTGCTTCTGCAGGATCACCACCGGGTAGTGCGCGTTCTCGCGCTGGCTGGCGGGGTGGATGCCCGGATTGATGGAGCACGTCACGCCGAGGCAAACGCCAGGCTCAACGCTGCGCTGCTGGCGCTTGTAGACCCACCCCAGCCCGCCGTTGTAGGCCGACAGCGCGAAAGCCATGCGCTCGCATTCGCTGTCGGCCTTGATGCGATCGAACAGCCACTTGTCGTAGGTGACCAGACCGCGCAGCGCCCAGGTCGGATTGAGCGGCGCACGTTCGCCCAGGCTGGGGTACACGCCGCCGATCCACGAGGCCGTGGAGGGCATGAACTGAGCGAGGCCTTGTGCCCCTACCGGGCTGCGCGCATCGACGCGCCAGCGGCTCTCCTGATGCACCTGGGCAGCAAATGTCGCCACGGGTGCATCGAGGCCCCAGACACGCTGCGCCTCGCGCTTGAGCGTGGCTCGGTGCTGCAGTGCTTCACGCGGGATGGTCTGGGCGTTTGCCGTGCAGCACGCGAGCATGCCGCCGAGCAGCAGAAGCGCGCCAAACAGGATCAGCACGAAGCGGCCGATGCCTTGCAACGTCGCAGCGCGGGGAGCGACGTAGCGCGTCGGCGTTGTACGCGCAGCCCCGACGCTGCTGCGCCGGTCCCACCATTGGGCATTGCGCGGCATCACGTCAGGCCCCCAGGCCCACGCAGATCAGCGCGGCGGCGACGATGATCGCGCGGCGCACCATTGCCAGGCCGTAGGTCGGTGCGATCGCGGTTGCCATTGCGAACGGTTCAATTCCGGCCGAGGCCTCGAACACTTCCTCAGGCTCTTCGAGGTAGGTGTGCGGCCGGTCATAGGGGAACAGCACGCGGTCGAGCCAGTAGCCACCCCACCCGCCGAGGCTGAGCAAATGCGCCTTGTAGAGCGTCACGGCCAGCACGTTGCCGGGCCATAGCGACTGCACCACAAGGGCGATGATCACGAGAAGCGCCGAAGCGATTCCCCATGAGAGAAGACGGCGAGAGTTTTCGGGCATGGGCCACTCCAGAAATGAAAAAGGGCTTCAAACGAGAAGCCCTAATGTCTGGAAATGGACCCGCTAGGTCATGGTGAAGCGCTTCACCGCCTGGGCGTCTATTCGCATGGGAGTGGCGCCGTCCGGTCTGCAGTCAAGTCGCCCGGCGCGTAGACACGGATCGTGCAGCGGCATTCGACACGGGTGCACACAGCCGGGCTGTGCTCGTGCCAGAAGGTTGCGTCGAAACGCTCGATGCGGCCCTGGTGCGCTTGGCACTCTGCAGGATCGAGACTGTCGCCGGCAATGCGGAACTGCCAATAGGGGCGACGATCCGCGCCTTCAAGCATCTGTGGCAGGCGATGCGACCAATGATCCGCGCGTATCAATCGATGTGCCAGTCGCGCCACCATGCGCAGGCGAGTAGCTTTTTGCCCGATGCGCTGCGCGAACTCGGCATAGGCCGGCCAGTCCCACATCTCACCCGGGCATCCTCGGCGCAACGCTTGATCAAGCGTGCGATAGTCGCTTGAAGCAAGGGCGGCAGAAATGGCGTCGGACTGTCGAAGCAGCGGCTCGACCGGAACGCAGGCCCACTCGCTGAGCTGATGCAGGTTCACGCCCTCGCACCTACGACTGTGCGCATTGAGCCGAGTACGTCCGATATTTCGTGTTCAGCTCGCGCCAGAACTTCAAATGCCGATCGGCATCGCCTTGCGTCTGTGCTTCCCATTGGAGTTCGATGTTGGTGGACATCGCGCGCAGCATTCCTGACGCGTCGTAGCACCCTGTGTCGGGTCTTCCGGCAGCGATCTGCGCATTCAACTTTTCTACCCGGTCGCGCAGCACCTTCAGTTGTTCCTTGTTGAGAGACTGCCGCACCGACTCCATCTGCTGATGAAGCGCGTCCATCTTCTGCGCCGTGCTCGGCGTAGCAAAAGCGCTCATCGAAAGGCTGCAGGCTGCGATCAATATCGTTTGCTTCATCGTTTCACCACTCGTGTGTTGAGGCGCGCACGCGGCCGACGATCGAGACGTCATCAGTTTTTGAGAGATCGATGTCGTAGGTCGGGTAGTTCTGGTTCTCGCTGCTCACCCGCAGGATTCCATCCGGAAGTAGCTGGCAATACTTCACGAGAAGCTCGCCGCCTTGACGCAGCACATAGGCGCGTCCGCTCTTGGGGATGGTGTCGCTCACGTCCACCAGAACCTTGTCCCCTTCGTCCAACTTACTCGCCATGGACTCGCCGACCACGTCGATGACTTTGAGGTTGAGCGGGTTGAGGCCACGGCTCTGGAGCCACTTCTTGCTGAAACTGAGGCCGCCAATCGCAGCCTCTTCCGAGTTGTGCGCGCCCGGCCCGGCGCTTGCCGCAACGTCATAGCGGGGGATGACGACGAAGGTGCTCTCGTTTGCCGGTTGCTGAAAGCTCGCGGCCGTGGTGCGCCTCGGACCCTGCCCGGTCAGCACCCACGAGGGGAGGATGCCGAAGCGCATGAACACGGCTGATAGGAACTCTGCACTCGGCGCACGCTGGCCCGAGGTGTAAGCCCGATACGTGCTGTAAGGGACTCCTGCTTCTGCAGCAAATTCCGTCCCCGATTTTTCCAGCTCATCTGCTGCTGCCCGGATGCGAGCGCCGATGTCGGCCAACGAAAGACCATGAGAGTGCACTGGCATATCCATTGGTGACTCCGAAAAAGCGGGCGCGCAGGCCCATGACTGAAACCGAGCGATTCGGGCCGACAGTTTAAGCCTCAAAAGTGATCGGAATCACTCATTGACATCCGGAAACGAACGGATGCCAAAAGAAATGCGCTCGGATACGAACGCTCTCCACTTGCAACGCTCGTAAATGATCGTTATGATTCGCTCCGATTCGAGCAGATCAACAAGGAGAGTGATTGCATATGAGCGCATTACGAGCAGGAAAGCCGAAAGGCGCCAACATCCGGTTAATTCCGCGTGGTGGCCGCCCGCTTTCGGCCGGTGAAGTCAAGACACAACTTCACGAGCAAGACGTGACCCTCAAGGAGTGGTCTGTCGCTAATAACTTCGCCTATGACACGGTGAGCTGTGTTGTCCGTGGCGTTCACAAGGCCACCTATGGCGTCGGTCATCGGATCGCCGTCATGTTGGGAATGAAGGTCGATCGATGAACAAGAAGCAATCGACCGAAATCGCCAACCCCCGCACGTCCGGGGGTGCTTTTGAATTCACGGAGGCGGACACGGCCGCCGCCACATCCCTCGGCATCGTGCTGAGCGGCGGGCTGGACGAGCGGATCAGCCGCGCTGTCTACGCCTTCAACAACGCGACCCGCTACGCCGTCGAGGCTGGCTACCTGCTGCTGAGCGTCAAGGCGGAAGTCGAGCGCGGGCAGTTTGAGTCCGGCATTCACGACCTCGGCTTGAGCAGTCAGCGCGCTTCGGAGCTGATGCGCATGGCGAAGTTCGCGACGGCGCTCCCCGAAGAGCGACGCGCGGAAATGCTCATGCTTCCGAAGTCCAAGGTGCTCGCCCTGGCTGCCGCCGATGCGGCTGTGATCGAAGACCTTCTCTCGGAAGATGGGGGCACGGACTTGGACGCGCTCACGGTGCGCGAACTGCGCGACCGGATCAAGGAAGCGGAAGCCCAGCTCGCCGATGCTGCGGTGGAGCGCGACACGGCCATCGCCGAGCGCGATGGCCTCGCGAAGAAGCTCAAGAAGCGCGCTCGTGATGCCGAGGATCACGAAGGCACGCCAGTGGTGATCGCCGACATCCGGGCAGAGGTGGCGGCGCTCATCCACAAGGGTGAGCTGTCCGTTGAATCGCTGCACCCTGTGCTTGTCGAACTCGTGGGCTACAGCGGTCACGAGCAGGCCGGCGAATGGGTTACCCCTTCGCTTCGCTTTGCCCTGTCGGGTCTGGTGGCCCTGCGCCTGCAGATTGACGGCGCGATAAAGAGCTGCGTGGATGCGTTGGGCGACGACTCGAAGAAGCTGCAATCCGGCCCCGACAGTCTCGCGTTTCTCGATGAAGCCGAGATCAGGGCTGTGGGCGAAGAGTGGCCGCGCCTCGTTGGTGTCCACGAGCACGAGTCATCGATGCGCGCACACGAACGCAAGCAGGCCAAGCCGCGCGGCAAGGGCCGCCCCGAGGCTGCCCCCAAGGCCCCCAAGGCCTAAGCCCGTCATCACCCGATCCCCCCTACAGGTGACGACATGGGCGCAGTCCTCGCAATGACCAAAGACATCAGGCAGATGAGCGATCTTCCTGCGGCGTTGAACCCAGACCCCTGGGAGAGCGCCAGCGAAGCGGCCCGCAGCGTTGCGGGTTTCCGCGAAGCGCTCGTGTCCCCTCTGGCTGAACTCGTGAACAACGGGGCCAGCATCAACCACGCCGCCGCGCTGCTGAAAGCGCAGCTCGACGGCGGCATGGCAAACCCGCGCACGCTGCACCTCGCTCGCGTGCTCGGCTCCAAGGGCTTGAGCGTGCCCAACATCAAGCGCTGGCTGTCGGCCTACCTCAAGGGCGACAAGGCCTCGCTGCTGCCGAAGTACACCGGGCGCGTGCGCCAGGACTACGGCTGGGAAGCGCGGGCCGTTGCGCTCTACAACATCCCTGGCAAGCCCGGGTATGCCGATGTGGCTTCAAGGCTCATTGAAGAGGGTTTTGAAGACGTGACGGAAAGCCGCGTGAAGCGCTACCTGAAAGCGCTGCCGGCCACCTTGGGCGAGTTCAGCCCGGCGCGCATCGGCCCGCATCTGCACCGCTTGACGCGGCAGAAGTTCCAGCGCCGCAGCCTCACTGAGGTGCTGGTCGGGGAAATTTATGCGGGCGACGGGCACACGGCCGACTGCTATGTGGCGCACCCGAACACCGGCAAGCCGTTCCGCCCCGAGCTGACGGTCTTCATCGACCCGAAGAGCGGCTTCGTTCCGGGCTGGTGGCTCACCGAGGCGGAAAGCACCGTCTCCACCATGTTCGCGCTGAGCCATGCCATGCGCCAGCACAACCACGTTCCGGCGTGGGTGTACGTGGACCGTGGGCCAGGCTACCGCGCCAAGCTACTGAGCGACGAGTTCACGGGCTTCTACAGCCGTTTTGACATCGGCGTGATTGGCGCGCTGCCGGGCAACCCGCACGGCAAGGGCTGGATCGAGCGCTTCTTTCGCACAGTGCGCGACAAGCACGACAAGTTCTTTGCTGGCGGTACTGTGTACTGCGGCGACGACATGGCGCCGGAGACGAACCGCCGCCTGAGCGCTGATCTTGCGATGGGCCGTCGCACGCTGCCGAGCCTCAAGCAGTACGTGGACAGCTTTACGCACTGGCTGGAGCACTACCACAACCAGCCGCAGGACAAGCTCGACGGGCGCACCCCTGCGCAGATGTGGGCCGAGCTGAAGCCCGTGTCGGTCGAGATCGACATGGCCGCCATTGCCCGGCCGCGCGAAGAGTGCACCGTGAGTCGCCAGACCGTGCGCCTGCACAACCGCTTTTACTTCGCCGAGGCGCTTGCGCTGTACGACGCGAAGAAGGTGGACGTGGAGTACGACCTGCACCACGACGACCGTGTTTGGATTTTCGACAAGAAGGGCCGCTTCGTGGTCGAAGCCAAGCTCGTGAACAAGATCGGCGTGCTGCCTGCCAGCCGCCTCGAAGAGGGCCGCGATCGCCGCCTGCAGGGCCAGATCAAGCGCCTGGAGCGCAAGGCCGACGAAGCCCGCGCACGCCGCCACGACCCGCTCTCCGCCGATGACCAGTTCACCGCTCTGGACTCGCTCGGCCCCCTGCTGCCGCCGCCACCACCCCCGCCCCCGAGTGGCGAGGTGATCCATATCGATCTGCTTTCTTGGAAGGATGACAAATGAGCACCCCCGCCATTCAAAAATCGCTCCCTGGCCTCGCAGCCAAGGGCTCCAGTGCCTACACGCCTCAAGACCATGAGAAGGTCGCCCAGGTCATCGACTGGCTCGACCAGAACAAGCAGAGCCGTTCATGGCTCGCCAAGCGGGCCAGCCTGCCGAGCGGGACGCTGAGCCAGGTTCTTTCGGGCAAGTACGTCAGCAGCCCGACCAAGCAGCTCAATCAGCTTCTGTCGGTGCTGGAGACGGAAACCGAGCGCCTCAAGGATGGGACGCCCGATTACGTGCGCGGCAGCGTGCACAAGCTGTTGCAGGTGGTGTGCGACCGTACCCGCAAGCAACAAAACTTTGGCGTGATCACGGGCTACGTGGGCATCGGCAAGAGCCGCTTCTGCGTCGAATACCAGAAGGCAACGCCGCTGACGCTGCTGGTCGAGGTGAGCCCGAGCATGTCGCCGGGCGTGCTCATGGACAAGCTGCTGCGAGGGCTCAACAACGCGGTGCCGCACGGCCTAAGCGCGAAGTTCGATGAGCTGGAGCGCGTTCTCAAGGGCACCAACTACCTGATCCTCGTGGATGAGGCCGAGAAGATGAGCGGGCTCGCCACCGAGTACCTGCGCCGCATCCGCGACATGGCGAAGATCGGCGTCGTGCTGGTTGGCACCGAGAAGCTCACCACGCTGATCAAGCCGCAGCACGGCCAGTTCCAGCAGATTCGCAGCCGTGTCGGCATGTGGCCTAAGACCATCGAGACGATCTCGCGTGATGACGCGGACGACATCGTGCGCACCTCGCTGGTTGAAGTGAGCGAGCTGCCCGACGATCTGCTTGACACGCTGTGGGCCTACTGCGCTGGCAGCGCCCGCATGCTCACCGAGAACCTGCTGCCTGCCCTGCGTGACTTCGGCATCCAGCGCGGCAAGACGCTGTCGGCCGACCTGATGCATGCCATCGCGAGCAGCGTGCTGTTCATGGAGCGCCCGCGCGCTCAAGGGAGCCGGTGATGCGCCCACCTGTGGCCTGGATCAAGCGCCGCGCGCGCAAGCTGATGCTTGCCCACGGTATCAAGCGCAGCAAGGCCGTGCGCTATGCCTACGACGACTGGAAAGCTTTCAAGGGCGGCCGGTTCACCTGTTGGGAGCTGGGCGTGTGCCAAGGCCGTGGCGACTGCCATTGCCCGAAGCCGGTGAATGCGGCCCGCTCGACGCCTGCCATGCAGGATTTCTACCGCTTCATGTCGCGGGCGACGGGGGACGCTCGATGATCCGCCGCGCGAAGCAACTCCGCACCCGCCTCAACTGGATGGGCGACATCGCACTTTGGACGGGCCTGGTCTTCTGCACGGCGCTCGCAGGGCACGCCTGCAGCGACTTCAACAGGCGTGAGCAGGAGCGTCTTGAGCGCGTTCACCTCGACGGCGTGGCCGTGGGCGCCACGATGTGCACGAAGGGCCGACCATGAACGCGTCCGACGTGACCACCAAGGCCGGCCGCCACATCGACCACGAGACGCTGATGCTGTGGGTCGAGCTGGTGAAGGCTGGCGGCTATCACAACCTGCGCGAGGTGCGCCGTACATGGTGCGCGGCCACCGAGCCCGGCACGGTGCGCGAACGCCTGGCCCGGCTCTGCGACAACGGCATGGTGCGTGAGCGCCGGATCGGCTCCAAGCACACCACCTATGGCGTGACCACGAAGTGCATTGCACCGCCCGGCTATGACTTCCTGATGAGGGCCGAGGCATGAGCACCGCCGACCTCACCAACGTGTGCCCGGTCTGCGGCGCTGAAGAAGGCCTCGACGTGCTGCTGCTGCGCATGTTCGCCGACGAAGTCGTGCGGCAACTGGTGGCCGAGCTGCTCACCAAGGCGCTGCCGCTGGGCGACCTCGTGGTGCGCTACATGCGCCTGCACAAGCCGGCCAAGCAGCGCCTGCGCATGTCCACCGTGCGCAAGCTGCTGGCCGAGCTGGTGCCCGACGTGCAGCGCACGTCCATCGAGCGCAAGGGCCGCATCTGGATCGTCTCGCCCGAGAGCTGGCGGGCAGCTTTCCAGATCGTGTTCGACGCGGCCGACAAGGGAAAGCTCTCGCTGCCGCTCGAAGGCAACGGCTACCTCTACGGCGTGCTGGTCAACCTGGCCGACCGGCGCGAGGCAGAGACCGAGCAGCAGCGCGAGCAGGGCTTGCGCCAGCGCCTCGACGACTCTGCGCCAGTCACCACGGCCGAAGCGGCAGAGGTGGCGCGGCGGGTCGTGGAGCGCGAAAGCGCGCCCGATCCTGAAGCGGCTGAGAGAGCCGCCGCGATCAAGCGAAAGCTGGCCGACGACCTGGCCGCCAAAAAGGCCCGTCTGCAGTCGCAGGAGGCCCAGCCGTGAGCAGCGCCAAGGTCAACGCGAACAGTTTCATGTTCTTCCTCGACTTTCACCGCGCGCTATTCGAGGCGATCCGAGAGGGAAAGACCGTGGAGACGTTCACCCACACCTGGGGCGGCGGCAGCGGCTTCGGCGACGGCCCGCAGCTCGACATCGAGTTCGAGGTGCGCATCACCAAGTTCAACGGCGAGGCAATGCCTCGCATCACGCAACGCATGTTGCAAAGCATGAAGAAGGAAGAAGCGAAATGACTGAACAGACCATCCCCGCAGGCTACTGGAAGGACGGCAACGACGCCCTGATCCCCGTCGCGAAGATCAAGCCGATTGACAAGGACCGTCACGCGGTTGTGAGCGATCTGTGTGAGCAGGCGCGCAAGCAGAGCGCCGCGCTGATCGGCTTCAAGCTCGCGGCCATGAATGCCGTGCACGAGTTCATCGAGCGCAGCTTGGCCGCGTATGACGTGAAGCCGGGCGGCAAGAAGGGCAACGTCACATTGGTGAGCTTCGACGGCAGGTTCAAGGTCGAGCGCCGGATGCAGGACACGATCACCTTCGACGAACGCCTGCAGGCTGCAAAGGCGCTCATCGATGAGTGCATCCAAGGCTGGAGCAAGGGCAGCAACGTGAACATCAAGGTGCTGGTGAACGACGCCTTCCAAGTCGATCAGCAGGGAAAGATCAGCACCGGCCGAGTGCTCGGCCTGCGCCGCCACGACATCGCCGACGAGAAGTGGCAGCAGGCCATGAAGGCGATCAGCGACAGCATGAAGGTCGCGAGCACCAAGCCCTACATCCGCTTCTATGAGCGCGATGACCACACCGGCGAGTACACGCCGATCAATCTGGATGTGGCGGCTGTATGAGCGCAGCACTCAACGTCTCGATTGCGCAGCTCGCTCAAGCGGTCGAGCACAGCGACGGCTTAAAGCTGGCGGTCACCGGACTCGGCATCGCGCACATCCTCGAAATCGCGCTGAAGACGAAGGTGGGCGTTTCCTGCCTCGGCGATCGCACTGTGGCGATTGATCTGGAGAACGGATACCACCTCCGCTGCAGCCTCGCCAAGCGGCCCGAGCCTGACCTTGCCATCACACCAATCGAGCCCACGCGCGGCCTCGCTCGCCCCTCACGCGCAGAGCGCGCCCTTCGATGACGACGTTCAAGCGGGTTAGCTCTTGATCCCCATTTCTCCCTGATCGAGTTGCCTGGCAGGGCCAGCGACCGATTTTTCCTCGGTGCCTCGGCACCGGGGCTTTTCCTAAAGCGTCGGAGGTCGGCGCTTCACGAAAGGCAAGAAGATGTTTTCCAGCACACCTACCGATCATCAGCACCTGATCGACACCAGCTCCGAACCGCGGCTGTCGGATACGTGGCACTCACAAGAGTCCGAAATCCAATGGCTGCGGTCCAAGGTATTGAGCCTGCAGCTCCAGCTCGCCGGGCGCCCCAAGCCGCCGAAGCTCACTGAGTGGACGGCGGCTGTGCTGGGCGTGGTCGGTGCGATCCTGCTCTCGACCAACTTCCACCCGGGCTGGGGCTTCGCGTGGTTCCTCGCGAGCAATGCCGTGTGGATCAAGTACGCGCTGCGAGCGCGTGCATTCGGCCTGTTGGCGCAGCAAGCGGCGTTCACCATCACGAGCCTGTGCGGACTGTGGGTCTGGTGGCTCGGCGCTCTGTTCATGGAGTCGGACCTTGTTGGGCTGCTGGCACGCATCGCCGGAAAGATCGATTGGTCTCTCGTGGGCTGGGTTGCACTCGGTCTGCAGATCGTCGGGCTGTTTCTGCTGATCGTGTGCACCGGCTCGGGCGTGCTGGCGCATCGGCTGGGCGAAGAGCGGGAAACCCAGCTGTGATGGATCAGCAACTCAAGCATTCCCTGATCGATCAGATCATGGGCCAGGTGCAGGTGTTCGCCAGTTCATGGGCTCTGATCGGAGGCCGATTCAACGGCGGCGATGCTCTTGAACACGCGGAAGCGCAGCGAGTCGAGCTTCGCAACATGGTTCTCGGCGCCATCGTCGCGCGTGCTTGGCCGCAGGGTCAGGTTCTCGTGCAGTGGATTCCGGTGGGGCAAGGATTGCCCGACAGCGACCTGACCGTGCACATCACGCTCGGGCCTGGCGCCTCTGAGCCCGTCTGGCTCGGCTACCTCGATGGTGACACCTGGCGCGACATCGAAGGCAACGAAGTCGAGGTGACGCACTGGGCGCAGATGCTGGAGGCTGCAGCGTGAGCGTTGATGTGGCCGACATGTTCGCGGGCCTGGGTGGCTTCAGCGAAGGCGCCCGGCTGGCCGGATGCCGCGTGGTCTGGGCGGCCAACCATTGGCGCGCGGCTGTGGACATGCACGCGCTCAACCATCCCGAGACAGAGCACGCCTGCCAAGACCTGGAACAAGCCGACTGGCGCACGGTGCCGTCGCACGATGTGCTGCTGGCGTCGCCGGCCTGCCAGGGGCACAGCCCGGCGCGCGGCGCGGAAAAGCCGCACCACGACGCCCAGCGCTCCACGGCCTGGGCCGTGGTGTCAGCAGTCGAGTACCACCAGCCTGTTGCCTTCGTCGCCGAGAACGTGCGCCAGTTCGCTACGAAGTGGGTTCTCTATCGCGCTTGGTGCGAGGCCATGCATGCGCTGGGCTATGCGCTGGCTCCGATGGTCCTGAATGCCGCTGACAGCGGCGTGCCGCAGGAACGCAAGCGCCTGTTCGTGGTGGGCACGCGCACCAAGCACCCGATCACGTTGCGCCTGCCGCAGCGCGATCACGTTGCCGCTTCGTCGTTCATCGACTTCGACGCAGGTCAGTGGGCGCCGATCAAGACCCGTCGCCGCAAACCGGCAACGCTTGCCCGTGTCGCAGCCGGCCGCGCCCGTTTTGGCGAGCGCTTCGTGATGCCGTACTACGGCAGCGGATCGGGCCTGACCGGGCGGTGCCTCTCGCGTCCGCTGGGAACGGTCACGACCGTGGATCGGTGGGCCGTGGTCAACGGCGACCGCATGCGGATGCTGAGCGCCGCCGAGAACCGGGCCGCGATGGGCTTCAGCGACAGCTACCGCCTGCCGACGACGCACAAGCAGGCAGTGCACATGCTGGGCAACGCCGTATGCCCGCCGCAGGCCCGAGACGTGATCAACGCCCTTTTGGAGGCCATGTGAACGCTCCCGAGACAGTGAACAAGAAGCCTTTTCCGAAGGTGCCTGCGCCCAGCTCGTGGGATGCCACGCGCAAGCGCGAGCTGGGTCTGATCCACATGGCGAAGGCTCACCTGGGCCTGAGCCGCGAGGACTACGAGTTCGTGATCGGCAAGGTGACCGGAACCACGAAGACCAGCGCGGCCGACCTCACCCACCCGGAGCGTGAACTGCTGCTGCAGCACTTCAAGCGCATGGGCTTCAAGGTGCAGGCGAAGGCCGGCGCCAAGCCGCTCGACTCGCGGCAGCACAAGAAGTTGCGGGCGATGTGGTACGCGCTTGCCGAGGTGGGCGCGGTCGAGCGGCCCGACTCGGCGATCGACTGCGATCGCGCTGTCGAGGCCTGGGCAAAGCGGCAAGGCAACGGCAACAAAGTCGGCCATATCGACGCGCTACGCTTCGCTGACAGCCAGCAGCTCAACTGGTTGATCGAGGAAATGAAGGCTTGGGGGCAGCGCGTCAAAGCGCGGATCGACTGATGAACGACGCAACGGACCTCGCCATGAACCTCGACGCGCTGCCGCCCGCGCTGCGGGACTTGGTGCGCGTCATCGGCCAGACCCATACGCTGCGACTGGTGGGCGTGCATGGCGGTGCGCGCATCACCGTGCCGCACAAGCTGCGCACGGATGACCCGCTCGCGCTGCTGCTGGGCGTCGAGGTCTTCACGAAGCTGGTGGCGGAGTACGGCGGCGAGTACCTCGTACTGCCCAAGGGCGACGCCTACCTGCGCGAGCTGCGGCACGAGCAGGTACGCCAATGCCAGCGCGACGGCCTGGGCATTGACGACATCGCCGAGCAGACGGGCTACACGCGCCGCCACGTCTTCAACATCCTCGGCGGCTATGCCGATACGCGCGACACGTTCACAATGGACATGTTCGGCGAAGAGTCCGAGGGCGAGCTGATCGCGCCGCCCGCACCGCGCGAAAGCCAGTCCGGCAAGGCCAATGACCCGTTTGGCCTGGGTGGTCGGAGACCCTAGGGGTCCGAACCCCGTTTGAAACGGCCGGAAACCCGTTTAAAACGCGCGCAACGGCCCAGGCCCCTACATCCGGGTCGGGTTGGGCTCCCCGGCCCTTCTAGGGCCTCGTTTCCAAACCCCGTGCACATCCCACCCCGGTGAACCACTTCACCGGGTTTTTTTTGCCCTCGATCGGCAAAGTGCGGCCATGCCTAAAGCCGCACCACCCACCGCGAAGACCTCGACCAAGCCCAACACCATGACCGGCCTCGCGGACTGGGTCGAGGTCTTCAAGGCGGGCTCCCACATCGACAGCAAGGGGCGCCCGATCAGCTTTGCGCAGTCCGACCTCGATCAGATGGTCGTGAATCACAAGCTCGGCGCTGCGCCCGCCGTGATCGGCCATCCCGACAAAACCGCCCCGGCCTACGCCTGGGTGTCGGAGCTGAAGCGCGAGGGCGATTCGCTGTTCGCCAAGTTCACCGACATCAACCCGGCGTTCGAGGCCGGCGTGAAGTCGGGCGCCTACCGCAACCGCTCGGTGAGCGTGTTCCCTGAAAAGGAGCACGGCTGGCGTGTTCGGCATGTCGGCTGGCTCGGTGCCGCACCGCCCGCCATCGACGGCCTGGCGCCGGTCAACTTCTCGGGCGACGACGCCGATGTGCGCGAGTTCGCCGCGCCAGGCTATGCGCTCGTGTGGGGCATGGAGTCCACCGGAAAGCTCCTGCGCGGTCTGCGTGAGCAGATCGTGGCCGACAAGGGGATCGAGGAAGCCGACAGGGTGCTGCCGCTGTGGCAGATCGATGGCGTACTCGAAGCCGCGAACTCCGCTCGCACCCAGTTTCAGGAGGCCGACCCTGGCGGCCGTCTCTTTTCTCAATCCGACAACCCTGGAGATTCCATGACGATCACGAAAGAAGAACTCGCCGCAGCCGTCGCCAAGGCGCTCGAAGACGGCAAAGCTGCCGCTGCGGCCGATTTCGCAGGCAAGGATCAGGAGCTGATCACGCTGAAGAACAAGGTGCGCGACTCGCGCATCGCGGGCCTGATCACCGGCTGGACCGGCGAAGGAAAGGTGCTCCCGGCCGAGGTGCCTGGCCTGGCCGAATTCATGGCCTCGCTCGAAGACGCCGAAGCCGAGTTCACCTTCAGCGCCAGCGATGGCAAGGAAGCCAAGAAGACGCCCTCGCAGTTCTTCTCGGACTTCATGGCCGCCCGCACCCCGCTCGTGAAGCTGGGCCGTGCCACCAAGACGGGCGATGACCCGCAAATCGGCGCGGTGGATGCGACCAACCCGCGCGCCATCGCAGCCGCTGCCCGCGAGTTCCAAGCCGCCGAAGCCAAGCTCGGCCGCGAGGTCTCGATCGACGCGGCGGTGAACCACGTCACCACGCCGACCTGATCGGCACCCGTCCCCTCAACTACCGGAGCAACTCATGGGCATTTCTTCTCTCTTCCGTGGCCGCGTTGCCGAAGCCGCGATCGCCGCGCACCTGATCCTCAAGGGTGGTGTTGGCGCGATGAGCTGCGTTGTTGCAGCAGCCGCCACCGACAAGCTACTCGGCACCAGCGATGAGCTGGATCACGTCACGGGCGAAATGGTCGATATGTCGGTCAGCCCGATCGCCTCGGTGCGCCTGGGTGGCACCGTGGTGGCGGGTGACCCGCTCACCAGCGACGCCAACGGCAAGGCCATCGCCACCACGACCACCGGCAACCGGATCATCGGCTTCGCCGAGGTCGGCGGTGTGCTCAACGACGTGATCACCTACCTGCGCGCGCCCGGCGTTATCTAAGCCGCCTGCTCGCCAGACATCGCCTCGCTTTCACACCAACCACCGGAACCGCAAATGAACCATCCCTTCAACATCATCCCGTCGCTGTCCGCGATCGCCATTGCCTACACGCAATCGAATCTGATCGCAGACGAAGTGCTGCCCCGCGTGCCGGTCTACACCGAGAACTTCAACCATCTGAAGTACAAGCTCGAAGATGCGTTCGCCGCACCGGATACCCGCGTCGGCCGCAAGAGCGCGCCGAATCAGGTCAGCTGGGGTTCCGAGCTGCAGGCGGCCATGGTGGAAGACCATGCCCTCGATGCGCCCGTGCCGAATGCCGACGTGGATGCGTACAACCTTGCGAAGCAGGCCGGCACCGGCTACGTGGCCCAGGCCGATCCGCTGAGCCGCGCGACCAAGCTGGTGATGCAGACCGTGCAGAACCGCCGCGAGAAACGTGCGGCCGACCTCGTGTTCAACCCGGCCTCGTACGGCGCGAACAACAAGGAGACGCTGACCTCCAACTTCTGGGACGACTACGCGAACAGCGATCCCCTGGTGCAGATCGACGAGTATCTCGACAGCATGGTGATGCGCCCGACCGTGGTTGTCTTCGGCCGCAGGGTCTTCTCCAAGCTGAGCCGCCACCCGAAGGTTTGCAAGGCCATCTTCGGCAACAACACCGACGCGGGCAAGGTGTCTATGCAGGCGCTGGCTTCGGAGCTGGGCATGGAAAAAATCTGCGTGGGCGATGCGTGGATCAACACCGCCGCGCCCGGCCAGCCCGCCACCTTGGTGCGCGTGTGGGGCAACCATGCCGCCTTCCTCGTGCGCAACAAGGAAGCCGACACCCAGTTCGGCGTGACCTTCGGCTACACGGCCCAGTTCGGCGATCAGGTGGCCGGCACCATCCAAGACGCGGACATCGGCATGCGCGGCGGCCAGCGCGTGCGCGCGGGTGAATCGGTGAAGGAACTGGTCACCGCCAACGACCTGGGCTTCTTCGTTCAGAACGCCATCAACCCGGCGCCGTAAGGGAATTCGAGCGCACTGGGGCGGGAAGGCTGGTCGCCAGGCTCCCGCCGCTTTCACTTCAACAGACGGAGCTTCACATGAGCAAGGTACTACTCGGGCTGCAGTTGCTGATTGCGCTGTCTGCCCTTCGCCATGAGGGCCGGCGTGTGCCGGTAGGCAAGATCGTGCCGCTGACGCCCGAGCAGGCCGCTGGTGTGATCGCATGCGGTGCGGCGCGGCCCGCGACCAAGGAAGAGATCGCCAAGTACGTGGCGGATGACTCCGATGCCGATGCCGACGCCGATGCCGACGCCGACGCCGACGCCGATGCTGATGCTGATGCTGACGCTGACGCTGACGCTGACGCGGATGCGAATGCGGATGCGGATGCCGATACGACCGGTGGCACCACCACTGCTACCGCGCCCGCTGCCGCCGCAGAGCCGGTCACCGCGCCTGTCGCTGCCAAGAAGGTGCCCGCCAAGAAGGCGGCGGCCAAGAAGACCAGCAAGAAGGCCGCCGCCAAGGCCTGATCACCATGCCCTACGCCACACCCGCACGCTTCATCGAGTCCTATGGACTCGAGGAGACCGTGCAGCTTCTCGCCGATGAGGAAAAGCTGCTGACCGCGCAACTGCTCAAGGATGCGCTGGCGGGCTCGTGGACGGGTGATCCAACGCAGGAAGAGCGCGATGCGGCCACCGCTGCGGTGGAGCGCTTCATGCGCAAGCTGGAGACCCAGAGCAATGTGATGGACGGCTACCTGCGCCCGGCCGTGGTGCTGCCCCTGTCGGCCGAGGATGCCAATGCCGGCACGCTCGAAGAGTGCTGCCTTGCGCTCACGCGCTGCGCGCTGTCCGACGACGCGGACAACTCCACCGAGCAGATGGCCGGCTGCTGCAAGGATTGGCGCTCGTGGTTGCGCGACATCGCGAATGGCAAGGTCAAGCTGGCCGGCGCGGGCGGCCAGGCTGTGCCGCAAAGCGGCGGCACGCGCACAGGGCAATCGAAGACCATGTATCAGTGGCCCGGTCATGGCATTGGCTCCTTCGGAGGTCGGTCATGAGCGGCGTCGAGCTGCGCGCCGGCTTCAACAGCGAGGCGATCCGCCTGCACCTGGCGCGGCTCGCGATCGCGGATGCCGAGGGCTACGTCAAGGCCCGCGAGGACATCGGCGAGTACATGGTGGGCGAGGTACAGGACAACCTCGACGGACAGAAGCTGTTCGACGGTGCCGCCATGCCGCAGAGCAAGGCCGCGATCGCGCGCCAGGGCAAGACGCTTATTGCCAAGCACCACCTCTACGACAGCTACGTGCACCAGCTCGTGCCGGGCGGTGTGGCCATCGGCTCGGACCTGGTCTATGCCGCCATCCACCACTTCGGTGGCGAGACGGGCCGGCCTGGTCATCGCTTCACGATGAAGGCGCGCCCGGTGCTCGGCGTCGGCCCTGCGCAAGAGACGCACATCGGCGATCTGCTGATCGCTGAGATTGGGGCGATGCAATGAGCACGTTCCTGCTCGATCAAACCGTGGACTTCGTGCGCTCGAAGTTCACCCGCCAGCAAGTGCTTCAGGTGGAGCCCTACGGCGGCGAATTCAGCGCGAGCGAGATCCCGTTCAAGAGCTACTCCTGCCCGGCCATCTTCGTGACGGTGCTCGGGTGGAGTCCGAAGGCGAGCGGGCAGCGCGTGGCCGGGCGCGGTGTGCGCTCGGTCAGCATGGCCGCGTTCGTCGTCTTCAAGCACGTCGATCGCAAGAAGCGCCTGGCGGGCGCGATGGCGCTGGCCGAGCAGCTCTCGATTGCGCTGTCGAGCTGGAACCCGGCAACCGTGGATGCGCCCATTCAGGTGATGCCGGTCGATGCCGATCCGGTGGCCGAGAACCTCTATGGCCGTGCCGTCGACAAAGTCGGCCAGGCGCTCTGGATGGTGCGATGGACGCAGGACCTGAAGGTGAATGTCCCGCCCGGCCAGCTCTTCGATCTGCTCGCCGTCCACATCGATGAGAACTACCACCCCGGCCAAGTGCCGGGCACCACGAACCCGGTCAACCCGCCGCTGACCGTGACCGACGCAATCACCTTTCCGCAGGAGCCCTGATGTCCAAAGCCCCCACCAAGCCCGCCAGCAAGCGCACCAGCGTGCCGTTGTTTATCGCCCAGGCCGATGCCGCCGCGATGCCCGAAGCCGTGCCTGCGGTCGCCAGGACCGCCCCGCCGCGCCTGGGTGAAATGGTGCACGTCGTCGTCGGCGTGGGCGTGCAGCTCAAGAACAACGAAACGGGCGGCTTCTTCCCGGTGGGCGTGCCCACGCCGCAGACCGTGACCGTGACCACGCTGCGCCGCCTCACGGACGGCGATCTGCAACTCGCCTGACACCACCACCGCAGACCCTTCGAACCACCTTCAAACGTCAATTACTGGAGCAACCCATGGCGATCCAAGACCTTCTGAGCCTCAACTTTCTCGTTCCCTTCGTTGCCAACAAGCTCGACTTCAAGCGCGCGATCCGCGGCCTGCGCGGGATGCCGCGCCGCCTGCTGCTGGTGGGCCACAAGCTCGCGGCCGGCAGCGTGCCGGTCAATACCGTGGTGACGGTTTCCACCGAGACCGACGCAATCGACCGCTTCGGCGAAGGCTCGATGCTGCTGGCGATGTGGCGCGCCGCCAAGGCGAATGCCGACCTGGGCCTGCCGATCGACTGCATCGCGATTGCGCAGGGCGTGACGCCGATCTCGGCCTCGACCACCATCGTGGTGGAGAACGTGGGCGCGACCCTTGCCATGCCCGGCGAGGTGATGCTGTACATCCACGGCAAGCGCCTGAGCGTGGGCGCCACGACCTCGGACACCGAGGCCACCATTGCTACCAAGCTGATCGCGGTGATCAACGCGCAGCCCTCGCTTCAGGTGACCGCCGCAGCCGGGGCCGAGACGAACGAAGTGGTGCTCACGGCCAAGTGGGGCGGCCCCACCGGCAACAGCATCGACGTGCGCAGCGCCTTCTACGACGATGACCGGCTGCCCAATGGCCTCTCGCTCACGATTCCGCCGATGGCGCTGGGCGCGGTGAATCCGGACGTGTCGCCCGTCATCGCGGCGATGAGCAGCTACCGGCCCACCGAAATCGTGTGCCCGTTCACCGACAGCACGAACCTCAACCTGCTGGAGACCGAGCTGGCCGCGCGCTGGGAAGCGAACAACATGCGCGACGGCATGATCGTGAACTGCATTCGCGGCACCGAGTCGGACATCACCACGTTCCTGGGTGGCCGCAACAGCCCGCACGTCCACACCATTGCGGTGACCAAGGACGTCACCAACCCGTGGGAAACGGCCGCCATGGCGGGCGCCGCCATCGAGAGCCAGGCCGTGAAAGACCCGGCCGTGCCGCAGACCGGGATTCCGCTGCTGGGCTACATCGGGCCGAAGCAGGCCAGCCACTGGACCATCGACCAGATGAACAACCTGCTGCAGGCGGGCGGCTCGCCGCTGGAGATCGGCCAGGACTCCACCGGCAACCTGCTGCGCATGGTGACCAACTACACGCTGAGCAGCGCGGGTGCTCCTGATCGCAGCATGGCCGAGGTGTGCTGGCTGAAGACCGCGAGCTACAAGCGGTGGTTCAACGTGACCGAGTTCCAGACGAAGTACCGGGGCTACAAGCTGGCGCAGTACATCACCGACCCGATCCCCGGCCAGAAGATCATGACCGTGCCGCTGGCCGAGGAAATCATGCTCGGCATCTACAAGACGTTCATGGACGCGGGCCTGTGCCAGAACATGCCCTACTACCAAGACACGCTCACGGTCGAGATCGACGGCGCGAATCAGAAGCTCAAGATCATCGACCAGCCGGTGCTCGTGGTGCAGCACTACCAAACCGAGATCACTTCGGAAGTGGTCGGCGGCACCGTCTGACGGGCCGCGCAACGCAATCAACCTAGGAGAAACACATGGCAGGTGAAAAAAGCCTCTTTCACATCGATCAGCTCGCTATCGATGGCGCCCCCATCGCTATCGAAGACGGCACGGCGCAGATCACGGGCGCGGCGCGCTGGGAGAACACCGTGGTTCCCAGCGGCTCGGGCGACGACTACACCTCGCGCAAACGGGTGCCCACCACTGTGACCTTCAAGCTGCAGTTCGGCGGGAATGAGCAGGTGGATGACTTCTCGTTCGTCTCCGACTCACAGGTGGTGTGCCGCGACAAGGTGAACGGCAAGCGCGCGCTGATGCCGCGCTGCTCGTTTGCGTCGATGGGGCCGATCGGCGCCGGCTCGGTGGATGTGACCTTCAACGTGCTCGCGCCGATTCAGTGGCTGTGAGCTGAGACACCAAGGCCGCTGGAGCGGCCACATCGCGAGGGCCTAGTGCCCGTGTCTTAAGGGGGCCGGTATTGACCGGCCCCCTTTGCTTTTGGGGTGAAGCGCTTCACCATGACCGGAGCGGCTTGCATGCGCAGACTCGGTGCCATGGATCAAGACCGCACCCCCATCACAGCTACGGCCACCATCCCGGACCTGTTCGCGCTCACCTTATTCGATGGCCTGCCCGTCGAGAAGGACGGAAAGACCATTCGCTACCGGGCCGTCCGCCTTCGCGAAACCACCGTGGCCCACGAGCGCGAGGCAGTGCTGCAGGCCGAGCGGATAGTGACGGTCGGCGGCGTGCCCAAGCTGCTCGTGAGCGAGTCGGAATTTGCACATGCCCTGACGATCAAGCACATCGAGCATTTCGAATGCGACGGCATCAAGATTCCTTCGGCCATCATCGACTCGACAGTGGTCGGCAAGCTGAGCGAGCATGACTTCGGACTGATCGAGCAGCGCGTGTACCTGATCGAGCTGGCGGCCCAGGTTCGATACGGCGTGATCAATCGGGAGCAGTTCGACGCACTCTCAGGCGGTGCACAGCCGGCCGCAGCCCCACAGCCCGTGGGCCAGGCTTCGAATGTGGGAGCGGATGCTGCTGCGACTGAGTCTGGCCCTTCACTGCTCGCCGACTTTGTTGGAGCAGGTGCCGCTGGCGCGCCTGCAGTGGATGTTCGCTGAGCTGGACAAGAACGCTGGGTAACCCGTGCGCGAACTCAAGCTCAAATACTTCATCGATCTGGTGTCGAACATCAGTTCCAAGGCGCAAGCCGAGGCGCGGGCCTACGAGCAGGCGCAGAAGGTGATGCAGGGCGCCATCACTGGCACAAACACCAAGCTCACGGACTGGAACGCGTTGAGCGGCAAGACGACGCGCAACGTCGGGCTGCTGCAGGAATCCATTACCGGCGCCTCAAACAAATTCACGGCGCTCGATCGCGCCGTCACCCGGTTTGGCTACAACAGTGCCACCGAGCGGCAGATCGCCTATGTGCACCGCCTCGGCACCGCCCTGGATCAGGCGAACAGTCGCGCCTCTCGCTTGCGCAACTCTCTCGCGAACATGGCCGACAAGGCTCCCGAGAATGCGGCTGCCGTGGCTGGCGGCTACTACGGCGGAAAGCGGCTCGCTGCTCCGTTCATCAGAGACTTCAGCAATCTTGAGTCTGCGACCAGCGATCTGCGAGTTGCCATGCTTGATTCCAATGGCAAGGTCTCAAAGGACTTCGAGAAGATCGCGGCCGAGGCAAAGGCGCTAGGCGAGAAGCTGCCAGGCGGCACCAAGGATTTCATGCTCTCGGCCCGCGCCCTGGTTGAACAGGGCGTTCCCACCGGCGTGATCGCGAACGGGGGGCTGCGTGGCGCGAGCTACTTCGGTTCGCTGATGGGAATGGACCAATATCAAGCGGCCACCACGGTCGCAAAGGTCCGAGAGGCTCACGGCCTGAAAGACGATGAACTCGTGCCTGCCGCCGACCTGATGCAGCGCGGGCGGTTCGGCTTCGGCATCGCCCCGACCGACTATCTGGAGGTGGCGAAGTACGCGGCCCCCACCTACAACACGATGAAGTTGACGGGCATCGACAAGATGCGAGAGCTCTTGGCGATCCAAGGGATGGCCGCCCAGGTTGGCCTCGAAGCGTCGAGCTTCGGCACGAACTATTCGCAGATGCTGGTGCGCACGGCTCAGATCGACTCGCGACTAGGGCGCAAGAGCAACGAAGCAAAGGAAGTCAAGGCGCTGCTGTCCGAGCACGGGATCGACATGCAGTTCTTTGACAAGAGCGGCGAGTGGGCAGGCAACCGAAACATGGTCCAGCAACTGGAGAAGCTTCGGCCGCTCTCGACGCTGGACAAACTCAAGGTTTCGAACCGCATCTTCGGTGTGGAAGCCGGCCGACCGGCCCTGAGGCTGGCCGATGCGGGTGTTGAGGGTTACGACAAGGCGCTTGGCACCATCGATGCCCAAGCCAGTCTTGACTCGCGAATCGAAATGAAGATGCAGACCTTCGCGGCGAAGCTCGAAGCGCTGGGCGGCACGATCGAGAACGTGCGGGCACAGATCGCCCAGCAATTCGGAGACAAGTCGAAGCCCGTGATCGACGGGATGGCGAAGTTCGTGAGCGGGCCTCTTCAAAGCTTCTTCGAAGACAACCCGACTGCTGGCACTGGCGCGCTTGCTGCCGGTGCCGGGGCGAGTGCCTGGATTGGCGCTCGGGCGTTTAAGTCGGGTGTGGGCTACCTATCAAACCTGCTGCGCGGTGGTGCGTCCGCAGCGGGTCAAGTTGCTGGAGGCGCGGCAGGGGCCGGCGCTGCCGGGGGGGCGGCTTCGGCCGCTGCCGCCGCCTCTGGCGCCTCTAAGGCTGGCATGCTGGCGCGCGGGTTTGGCGCCCTCAATCCGCTGTTGCTGATCGAGGCGATGACCGGGCCAAGTGCGGAAGACATCGAGCGCCTGTATGCGATGGACCGCGAGAAGGTCGGGTATCGCGGCAAGGGGTTCGATGACCCCCGCCGCCTGGATCGCGCGATGTCCATGCCAGGCCAGGGGGACGCGGTGACGCAAGCCGCGATCAACTCGCGCTTCGCCAGCGGGCTTGCGGTGCCCCGTATGGACTTTGTGACGCTGACCGCGCCAGGCAGCGCGCCCGAGGCGCTCAAGCCCGGGCAAGCCACGGAGCTAAAGGTGGGCGAAGGAAAGCTCTCGATCGCCATTCAGGTCAGCGATGACCGGATCACCGTGCGCCCCAGCGTCACGCAGCAGCCATCACTCGTGCGGATCGACGCCGGCAACACCAACCCGGGAGGTGCGAATTGAGCTGGATTGACCAGTTGCTGCCGGCTTCGTTCCGGGGCGTGCCATTTCAGGTTGACGACATCTCGCACTGGGCCGGGGATACGGTCGTGGTGCGGGAGTACCCGTTTCAGGACTTGCCGACCGTCTTTCGCATGGGCGAGGCGGCCGAAGAAATCAAGTTCAGCGCCTATGTGATCGGTGACGACTACACGGCGCAGCGCGAGGCCCTGCGGGAGGTGCTGACGGGCGAAGGCGTGCTCGTGCACCCGACAGCCGGATCGATCCGCGTCTACGTGGCCGGGCGCTTTGCCATCAAGGAGAACCCGACCTATGAAGGCGGCGTCGCTCGCTTCGAGCTGACCTTCATCCGCGCCGAGACGCGCCGCTACCCCACGGGCGTGGTGGACACCGAGGGCGAGGCGGTCGATGCCGCCGACACCGCCGCCGATGCGGCCGAAGACCAGTTCGCCACGGAATTCGACCTCGACGGCCTGCCGGGCTGGGTGGCGGATTCCGCCAGCGCCAGCATGCGATCAACGTTGGATGCGGTGTGGGGTCGGGTCGGCGAATTGGCCGGCTCCCTGGGCTCGCTGGGGGCCTTGGGGACGCCTGCTGCGCTTGGCTCCCTCGGTTCGCTCGCTTCCATGGAACCGCTGGGCTCGCTGCGATCCCTGGCCGCGTCGGGTGGACTGGGCTCGCTGGGCGATCTGAGCATGCTGGCCGACTTCGGCAACGGGCTGATCGGCAGCTATCAGGCCATGAGCCGGGGCTTCTAAGACCTGTTGCGCGAGCCGCGCGCGATGGCCGGCGCGATGCGCGCGCTGTTCGACATGCCGGTGCAGCTCCCGCAGCCGCTGGCCGGCCGCTATCAAGCGGCCTTTGCAGGGCTGTTCGTGATGGCGCCGCTCCTGCGCCGCAACGTCATCGAAGTGCCATTCGTGCCCGAGGTGGGCCAGGGCATGGTGATGTTCGGGCGCGGCGACCCGGCCTTCCTGGGCACCGATGGCGATGCGCGCGGCCAGCTCGCGCGGGTCAACGCGGTGTGCGACCAGCTCATTGAGACGCTCGCGACGGCCGCCTATGTGCGCGCCACGGCACAGTACGACTTTGCCGCCTCGGACTACGACACCGTGATGGCGATGCGCCGCACGGTCAACGCCCAGTGCACTCGGCTGCTGGTCGAAGCATCGACGCAGCAGGCGCCAGGCGCGCTGCCGATCACCGAGTGGCACACGTCGGTGGCGGCGCTTCAGACGGCCGCGCTCAAGGACATGCAGGCGCGCAGCCGCTCGGTGGTGCGCCTGACCGACTACACGCCCAAGGCATGGCAGCCGGTCTGGTACATCAGCTATTTCCTCTATGGCACGGCCGCCTATGCCGATGAAATCCTGGCGCTGAATCCGCACATCGAGCACCCGCTGCTCGTGCCGCCCGGCCAGGCGCTGCGCGTGATGAGGCACGACTGATGCCCGCCCAGTACACGCGCGACGACGCCAAGATCAGCGTGAAGGTCAACGGCCAGACCTTCGAGGGCTGGCTGCAGAGCGAGGTGGATCGCGACATGGAGGCGATCTGCGGCACCTTCAGCATTCCGGTGTCGCTCACGCCGGGCGCGCCGCCCGAGATTAAGCGCCAGGACGACATTGAGGTGTGGATCGGCAACACCAAGGTGATCACCGGCTACGTGCTGTCGGCCGAGCCGTTCTACCGCCGCACGGACTGCGGCATGCGGATCGTGGGCAAGGACCGGGCTGGCGACCTCGTGCGCAGCTCGGCGGTGCACAAGGGTGGGCAGTGGCTCAACGCGAAGCTCGACCGCATTGCGCGCGATCTGGTGGCGCCCTACGGCCTGGAGGTGAAGGTCGAGGCGGACATCGGCGGGCCGATCAAGGACTTCAAGCTGTACCACGCGGAGACAGTGGTTTCGGCGCTGTCCCGCGCCGCCCGGCTGCGCGGCGTTCTGGCAACCCGGGACAACGCTGGCAATGTGGTGCTCACAAAGGCCGGTCAAACGAAGTTCAAAGGGGCCATCGTGCGGGGGCAGAACGTCATTCAGATGGACGGCATCGGCACCGATGAGAACCGCCACAGCGACTACATCGCCTTCGGCCAGTCCAACTGCATCGACGACTTCGAGAGCGCGCGCGGTCTCAAGGCCTCGGCCAAGGACCCGGAGATCAGGCGCCACCTGCCGCTGGTGATCAACGCTGACGGCAACACGACCCAGGCCGAACTGCAGGCGCTGGTCGACCACACGGTGCGCGTGCGTCGCGGGCATGCCTATGGCCTGCGTTACGTGGTCGAGGGGTGGACCTTCGAGGGCGAGGCGTGGCCGGTCAATGCGCGCGTGGCGATCTATGACGACGTGGCCGGCTTGGACGGCACCGAGTGGCTGATCACCAGCGTGCGCCAGACGTGCTCGCGGGAAGACGGCGACGTGACCGAGCTGGTGGTGCGGCCGATCGAGGCCTACGACACCGTGCCGCTGCACAGCAAGCCCAAGCGCAAGAACTGGGGCAACCGCGGCAACCGCACCAACCACCCGCGCGGGCCGCGCGATCACGCCACTGGGGGCTATTGATGGCTTTCATCCAGCTTCGGCGCGCCTCCTTTCGCAAGCTGGTCGAGGGCCTCGTGCAGCGCGTGCGGGGCGACGCGACGGAACAGGACGCCAAGGACGACATCGAGCGCTTTCTGGACTACGGCTTTGCCGGCAATCCGGTCGATGGGCAGGGCCTCAAGATCGACTGGCAAGGGCACACCATCGTGCTGCGCATGGACCGGCTGGCCGAGCGGCCCCAGCTCGCGGCCTACGAGGTCTCGGTCTGGCACAAGGAAGGCCACAAGGTCACGCTACGGGATGGCCGGCTGATCGAGGTCGAATGCGATCGCATGGTGGTCAACGCGTCCGAGAGCTACGAGGTCAACACCAAGACGGTGAAGATCAACGCTTCGACCATGGCGCGCTTCGAAACGCCCGTGGTGCAAGCCACGCAGCTCGTGCAGTCCCAGCAATCGACCATTGGCGGCGTGCCGGGCGGGGTGGGTGTCGCAGCAGCGGTGATGGATGGCGGCTCGATCGCATACCAGAACGTGACTCTGAGCTACCAGAATTGCACCAGCACCTATCAAGGCGGCTCGATGACCTTCAACGGCAAGGACATCACCAACACCCACATGCACACGAACGTCGTCACGGGCGGAGACAACAGCGGTCCTGTAGCGTAGTCGGCCGGTGAACTGTTTCACCATGACCGCGAGGCCCTGTCTCGCGAGACTTGCTGCATGTTCGATGTGGCAACCCGCCCCCAGCCCGCTCTCTCCGCTTCGGCGGTGTTGCGCGTGCCGTTTGACTGGCGGCTGACCGCTCCCGGCCCGGCCCAGTCCTTTTCCTTCACCGACTACAGCAGCGGCGTGCCCGTGGTGCTGGATGCCGAGGTGCTGCAGGTTTACGCGCTGGAGCTGGAAGACACGCTCTCCACGGCAGTGATCCTTTCGCTGTTCTCCGACCGGCGCGCCGGCCCCGATGACGTGCTGCCTCTGCACCAGCAGGACCGGCGCGGCTGGGTGGGCGATGAGTTCATGGGCGACGGCTTCGACTCGCGCGTGGACCCGATCGGCTCTCTGCTGTGGCTGTGCTACGTGACCAAGACGGTGACCGATGTGCTGGAGCGCGCCCGCTTCGCCGTGCAAGAGGCGCTGGCCTGGATGATCCGCGACGGCATCGCCAGCCGCGTCGAGGTCACGACCGAGTGGGCCGGCCCACAGCTCTCGCGCCTGGCCGTGCGTCCGACGATCTACAAGCCCGGGCAAGTCGAGCCCGTCTATGACGTGCTTTGGGCCACGAGCCTGCGAAAGGGTGGCGCATGAGCAGCTCGCCGTTGAATGTCGCCATCCCTGCCATCGGCGAGCTGCAGCAGAACGCAGCTCGGCTGCTGCAGGACTCGCTCGCGCAGGCCGCACAGACCTCGACGCCGGCCCAGCTCTCGACCACCGATCTGGAGCTGGCCCGCAGCAACACCAAGGTGCTTGCCTTCGTGCAGGCGGTCGGGCTGCATGGCGCCTACCGCTATCTGCGCGACTTCATCGCCCGCCAGGCCATCCCGATCAAGTCAGCAGGCGAGTTTCTCGACGGGTGGCTGTCTACCTACGGCATCCCCCGCAAAGCCGCGTATACGGCCAGCGGCGCGGTTTCCGGCACGGGTCTGGCCGGCAACCTGCTGGCGGCCGGCTCGCTTGTGCAGGCGGGCGATGGGCGGCAATACCGCTTCACGGTCGATGCGCCTGTTTCGGGCGGCGTGGTGGCCGGCAATGTCGTCGCGCTGCTGGCGGGCAGCGCGGGCAATCTCGCGGCCGGCACCACGCTGACGCTCGTTTCGGTGCAGACCGGGATCGACTCGCAGTTCGTCGTCGGCGCGGATGGCATCAGTGGCGGCACCGACGAAGAGAAGGACGAAGAGGCGGTCTTCCGGCTGCAGCAGCGCTTGAGCAATCCGCCGCTCGGCGGCTGCCCGGCCGACTATGCGCGCTGGGCCATGGAACTGCCTGGCATCACGCGCGCCTGGGGCGTGCGCAACCCGGCCGGGCCGACGTCGGCGGGCGTGATCATCATGGCTGACGGCAATGCGGCGCCCGGCATCCCCACGGCCGGGCAGCGCAAGCTGGTGTTCGACTACATCCGCGATCCCCGGCGCGGGCCGCCCGATGAGCTGTTCGTGATCCTGCCTGCGGCCAAGATCATCAACCTGAAGGTGCACCTGTCGCCCGACACTGCCGCCACGCGCACCCAGGTGATCGCGGCGGCGCAGGATCTGTTTTTCCGCGAGGCGACGCCCGGCCAGGGCATGCCGATGAATCACCTCGTGGAGGTGGTCAGCGGCGCGCGCGGCGAGTTCAACCACACCTTGATGGAGCCCGAGGTCTACAGCGGTGGCCTGTTCACCGTGGACACCTTCGATGAGCTGCTCGTGCTCGGCACCGTGGAGTTCGTGTGATCGAGCGCTTCATCCAAGCCCTCACATACCTGCTGCCGCAGGGATTTGCCTGGCCGCGCGAGCCGGACTCGACGCTGATGCGCGTGCTACGCGCCGTGGCGGGCATGTTCGACGGGCTGCACCGCTTCACCCGCGCCACGGTCTTCGAGTGGCAACCGGCCACAACCACGACGCGCATGGCGGAATGGGAAGAAGCCACGGGCCTGCCCGATGCGTGCTTCGGCGAGGACCAAACGCTCGAAGAACGGCGCTTCATGCTGCTGATGCGCCTGCGCGGCCCGGTGCTGCCCTACGAGGACTCCAGCCCGGCCGCGCCCGAGGTGATCGAGGCCATGTGCCTCGCAGTGGGCTACACGGTGACCGTCTCCTACAACCTGCCGTTCCGGGTTGGGCACCGCTGCGGCAAGCGGCTGGGCCTGCTCGACGGGCTGCTCTACATCACGGTGATCCTGCCGGCCGGGCGCATGCGCGTCGGAACGGCGCGGGTCGGTGATCGGCTGATCAACGGGCCGAAGACCAGCAGCGACCTGGCTTGCCTGCTGCGCCGCACGCTTCCCGCGCGATATGCGCCCATCTTCATTCTGAAATAGAGGACCAACGTGGACTACACGCTTTCCGACAGCTACTTCACGCATACCGGCACCGGGCAGCGCATGCACAAGGAGGTGCAGGCCGTTCCGACCGCTGTCTCCGACAAAGATATGAACTCCCTGCTCTGGAGTGTCATGGAGGTGGTCAAGGCGGGCGGCCTCGCGGGCGTCCAGTTCGACCCGGACGTGCCGAGCACCTACAACCTGCTGCTGCGCGCGATCGAGAACATCAATGCGGCGGCCAGCTCGGACCTGCCGGGCCGCGTGGGCATCTTCCTGCAGCCGAACCCGCCGCCCGGCTGGATGCGCATGAACGGCTTCCTGCTCTCGCGCGTGGTGTACGCCAGGCTCTGGGCTCATGTCCAGATCGTTGGGGCGGTGAGCGATGCGGAATGGATGGCCGGTCGCACAGGCTGGTTCAGTGCTGGCGACGGCTCCACCACGTTCCGCGTTCCGCTGATCGGGGCGGAGTTCGTTCGTGCCTGGGATGACGGCCGCGGCGTGGACTTCGGGCGCCTGCTCGGCTCGTGGCAAGACGGCTCGAATGCGCTGCACAACCACCCCTTGACCGATCCGACCCACGGCCATCCGGTGAACGACCCATCTCACGCGCACGGCGGCACGACTGCGGCGGGCGGTGCTCACGACCATGGTGCGCCATGGCTGCCGCTGCACGCCGGCGATATTGATGCGACCGGCTCGACGCCGTCGCAGTTCAGCCTGGACTCGGGCGCTTACCAACTGGCCGCAGCGCCCGAGCACATCCACAACTTGAACATCAACGGCGCCGCGACTGGCGTGACCGTCCAAAACCAAGCGACCGGCATCACGCTGGCCTCGCAAGGCTCGGAAGCGAAGCCGCGCAACGTGGCGTGGCCCTTCTATCTGAAGTATTGAGCGAGGCACCATGACCATCGAATTCCGCTTTGATCAGCGCACGCGCGCCTTTATCGGCCCTCACGACGCTGAACCTTCGCCGCTTGAACCTGGCAAGTTCCTGATCTCGGCTTTCGCCACCGAGATCGCGCCGCCCGTCTTCACGGCCGGGCAGATGGCCTATTTCCGTGACGACGCCTGGGTGGTCGAAGACCTCCCGGCACCGCTGCCCGAACCGGGCGCGGCTCCCGCGCCGGAGCCGGTTGAGCCGACCTTTGAAGATCGGTTGAAGGCGCTTCAAGACGTGGTTCAACTGCAGCTCGACGCCGTCGCCCGGGTCTACGGCTACGACAGCATCGCCTCGGCAGTGAGCTACGCCGAAGAGCCGGCCGTGCCGAAGTTCCAGCTCGAAGGTCAGGCGCTGCGCGCATGGCGCTCTCGGGTGTGGGCCGCCTGCTACGAGCTGCTCGGCCAGGTCCAGCGCGAAGAGCGCGACGAGCCGACCGCTGACGAACTGCTCGCCGCGCTGCCGGCATTCGAAGCTCCCGAGGCGGCCGAATGACGCTCGCGACTCGCACCCTGCGGCTGCACCTGCTTTCGACGCTGGGCGCTCCTTTCGCGGGCGCGAAGGTCACGCTGCAGCTCTCGGCCTATCAGGCCGACGAAAGCGACATCGTTCCGCTCAACTGGGAGCTGACCGAAGACCCGCTTGTGCCGGGCGACTATGTCGGCCCGATCTGGCCGAACACGCGCAACGACAGCGGCACGCACTACGACATGCTGGTGCAGGCCAGCGGGCAGCAGCTGCTCACCGAGCTGGTGACCGTGACCGTAGCGGCCGGTGAAGCGGTTCTCAAGTCCAAGATCAACCCGCCGCCGTATCCGCCCGTCTACGGGGCGGCCAAGGCTGTCGGTGATGCCAACGTTTTTGCCGATGCGGCCGGCGAATCGGCTTCTCGTGCGATCGCTGCGGTGGCGACGATCGATGAGATCGCCGAGGACTACGGAACTGTCGCTGCGGCTGCGGCTTCAGCCTCTGAGTCGGCCGTGATCGCAGGATCGGCGAAGGTGGGGGCAGTCTCGGCCGAAGAAGGGGCCGAGTCGGCGAAGAGCGCCGCCCAAGCCTTTGCCGAAGCGGCCCAGTCTGCCGCCAGCATCCAGAAATCCGTTAAGACCTGGCCGGAGCTATCCCCAATCGTTGGCGCCGCGGGGCAGGCTGCGCAGGTGATTGCCGACGCCGGCACTCACGTAGACCCGGTGTCTGGCGCCACTGTGCCGAACACCGGCCAATACCTGTGGGACGTGCCTGCGAGCGCTTGGACTTGGGTGCGCCCCGATCTTGTCAGCACGAAAGCGGACAAGGTCGAGCTGGCTGAAACCAGCTCCGACTTGGCGTGGGCGAAGAACAGCCTGCCGCTATCGCGGGTGGCTCCGGGCGGGCTGCTCCCACTGGTGGGCGTTACCAATGCAGCGCTTCAAGTGCAAGCGCCTGCCGCCTACAACATCCTTCGGCGGCGCCTTGAAGTCAACGGCGTGCCGGTGCTCGATGCTGTCGGGTTGACTGCCGAGATGGCCAACAGTCTGCCGACGCTGTACTCCACCCCACTTCCCGCCACGAAGATTCCGCTGATCGGCATCACCGATCCGGCAGGGAATATGCAGACGCCGGTGACCTTTGACGTGGTAACGGGTGTCGTGGAAGTCATTGGCGTGCCAATTTCGGGCGGAGAAGGCACTCAGGATGCCCTTCCTGCCGCTGTCGCCAGCGCCTCGGCCAGTGGATTGAATGTGACGGTGGACTGCCGGATCACGCGGCTGTCCGGAGTCAGCAGCACGCAAGCCACCTTGGCGCTGGGAAGCGCCGGAACGCCGGCCGTGGTTGACGAGGCCTACACCCTCAAATACTCGACGGCCCTGGCGTGGTGGCAGAACCCGAACGCCAAGCTGCAGTATCGATTCGTGCGGGGAGTGACAGTCGCCGAAGGAGGCGTGCCGCTCGTAGAGGGCGTGGCCTATGCCGTGATGCTGGAAGGCGGCAAGCTGCGAGGGCTCGTCAATACCGCAGATCGCGCTGTGCAAGTCTCCTATACCGGCCTCCAGCAGCGCTACGACCTCATTTGTGCCGACGGCATGACGGGCGCGCTGTCGGTCGTGCAAGGCGTGAATCGAATCTACGACGCGGAAGAGTTCATGCCGCAGGAGCCGGCCGGCAAGATCGCTCTGTTTTCCGTCTTTGTTGTAGGCGATCAGGTGCTGGACATCCTCCCGGTTTACGCCTGGCAGGGCACTGACTTTCGGGGCCGATCGATGGCCCGTCTTCAGCGCCACAACCGCTCGGTGCTGGCACCCGCCATCGCCGCCGCCATGCGCGCTGATGACCTCACGCTCGTCGGCTACGGCGATTCGATCACCGCATTGGGGGGCGCGGCTTCGCATACAGCGCCGAATGGCCCGGTGCGCGACAACATCTCCTTCTTCACCAACTATCCCGCGGATGTGATCCTCTCGATCCCAACGTTCGACTTTGGGGACGGGGCAGGCGCTGTCCATGTGAAGCTCGGCTGGAACTGGCAGCTCAAGTCGTGGCTCGAAAGTGCCTGCGGCTCGGCGGTGGACTACCAGAATTTCGGCATCGGCGGCTCCAGCTCGGGGACGGGTCAGAACGGCGATCGCCTCAATGGCTTGAACCCAACCCGGCTTGGCTATGCGCTCGATGCTGTGGAGGCGGCTGCCGCGACGCGCCGTGTGGTTGTTGTCCTGGCTTTCGGCATGAACGAGCTGGGCAGCACCGACACCGTTGCGAACGTGGTGGCCCTCGTGCAGGCGTTCAAGGCGGTTGGCGCGATTCCAGTCGTCATGGGCGTTCCCCGCCCATGCTCCTATGGCGGGTTCGGCGATGTGCCCCGATGGAAGTTCACGAATGATTCGCTCTACGTGGCGGCCATCAGTTCGGGCGCGGCCTTCGTGCCTTTTGCCTCGTATCTCGACGATGCCTTTCTCGGCTACGCGAGGATGTCTCCACGGTCGCTGTGCGGCGCCGCGAACATCAACCACCCGGGGCCGAGCGAGTTCGGCCGCCTGTCGCAACTGCTCATCGATCTTTTCAGGAACTAA